GTTACACTGACACTGTTAACAAAGGTGTCATAACAGTTGAAGATAACACACTTAATAGCGAAACTACTTTAAATTTTCCAGGTAGGGGCGAAACAGCATACGGTTCTTCTATAAACACCAATTTCTTACATCTATTAGAAAATTTTGCAAATACAACAGCGCCACCACGCCCAGTTGAAGGACAACTTTGGTATGATACTACCTCGGGCGTTGACCAACTTAAGGTATATGACGGAACTAATTGGGTAGCAAGTGGCGGACTTAAAAAAGCCAGTGCAGCTCCGGCAGTGGCAAATTCAAGCGCAGGCGACTTGTGGGTCAACACTGAAAGTCAACAACTTTATTTGTTTACTGGATCAGCTTGGGTACTTGTAGGCCCAGACTTTAGTGACGGTCTATTAACAGGCGCCCAAGCACAAGCAATTGTTGGCGTTGACGACGTAACTTACAATGTACTATCAATTAAAGTTGAAGATCAGCCAGTAATTATTATTAGTAGTCAAGGTTTTATACCAAAAACGTCGATTAAAGGATTTAGAACAGGTATTAACCCTGGTATGAATATTGCTAATGAAGCAATTGTAGGTACACAGGCATTAAAATATTACGGAACTGCCGAAAAAGCAGAAGCACTAGTTGTAGGAAATGTATCGATTCCGGCAAGTAATTTCTTAAGAGGCAATGCTGCAAGTAGCACAGATTTTCAATTAAGTGTTAAAAGCAATGACGGTATTAAAATAGGTACAGGCGGCCAACTAAGTTTAGGTATTGACGGCGAAACAGGCGTTATACAACATAACACAAGTGGATCGAGTATTGACATTAGAATGCGTAACGGTAACTTAACTCCTACAGTTATGAGCATTAACAGTGACGGCAATGTAGGATTCAATAACGGCGCACCCGAACAAGCAGTTGATATTAAAGGAAATATTAAACTTTCTCCTAAAGTAGGCGAAGCTGAAACTGGAGTGCTACAACTTACAAGTATAATTAACTCTACATCAATCGGAACTGGTAGTATTATTACAACAGGTGGTATCGGCGTTGCACTTAATGCATACATAGGCGGCGATGTTGACATCGGCGGCATATTACAAACTGGTAATATTGCACCTGATACTCCTAGTGCAAGAAATATCGGTACTACAAATAACAAATATGATCAAATATATGCTACAACATTCTTTGGCAACCTTCAAGGAAACGTAAGTGGTACAGTTAGCGGTAGAGCAGGCAGTGCCGACAGACTAGCAAGTGCTACAACTTTTGCACTAAGCGGCGACGTTAATCCTGCAAGTTTTGAATTTGACGGACAAACTGGCGGCAGTACAAAAACATTCAATGTAAGTATTGCAAACAGTTTTATCTCAAATAAAACTGTAACATACGATGCAGGAAATGCAGACGAATTACTATTAAATGTAACTACAGGCACAACTGGCGTATACAGAATTACAAAACGTAATTTCTTAAAATCTATTCCTCTTGTTCCAGCAGGCGCAATGATGCCATATGGAGGCGAAGAAGCACCAACAGGTTGGTTGTTATGTGACGGTAGTGAAATTAAAAAATCTGACTACAATTTGCTATGGTTAGCAATACAACATAACTTTAAAGATCCTAGTTTAGTTAGTGATAACGGTGTTGCTTATTTTACGTTGCCAGACTTTAGAGGACGTTTTGCACTAGGTCTTGACAACATGGGCGGCCCAAGTGCAAACAGAGTGACTGGTATTGCTGCTGATGCAATTGGCGGAAACGCAGGAACAGAAACAAAAACTATTGCAACTGATAATTTACCAGAACACGAACACGATTTAGAAGGCGAAAGCGGTACACAATTCTACGGAATTAGAGTAGGCGCCGGTGAACCTGTAGATGAAAATGCTATTACATTACCTATTGAGCCCGGATTAGGCGGTACACAAGGTATTGCTGCAAGCGGCGGCGTCAAAACAGATGCAACACTAGGAACACCATTAGATGTTATGAATCCTTTCTTAGCAGTCAATTACATTATCTATACTGGAGCATAACATGAGTTATCAACTAAACAAAACAGACGGTACATTATTGCTAGATCTAATCGATGGTCAAATTGATACTGTTAGTACAAACCTTACATTAGTTGGTAGAAACTATTCAGGGTACGGCGAATATTTTAACGAAAACTTTATTAGACTATTAGAAAATTTTAATAATAGTGCTGCACCGAGTAATCCTTTAACAGGACAACTTTGGTGGGACAGTAGTGATCAGCGATTAAAGGTGTATGATGGAACACAATGGAAGGCTAGTGGAGGCCCAATTGTACAAAATACTCGTCCACAAATGGTTGCAGGCGATGTGTGGATTGATAATCTAAACAATCAAGTATATGCATTTGACGGTACTGACTTAATGCTTATGGGGCCGCAATATACAGTAACTCAAGGCAAAAGTGGATTTGAAATAGGTAGTATTCTTGATTCACAAAGCCGTTCACGCACTGTTGCATATTTGTATGTAGGTGGAATATTATCGGCAGTAATTAGTAATATCGAATTTACTCCAATTTATGCACAGCGCATTTTAGGCCTTGTTACAGCATCAAATCCTAACGGTATTATTAGAGTTGGAATGAACATAATTGATACTGCTAATTTTAAATTTAGAGGAATTGCAGATTCTGCAAACTCTCTTGTTACTGCTGGTGGCGTAGTTAGAGCTGCTGACAGTTTCCTTCCATCAACTGCAAATGGTATTACAACAGGCACACTAACAATTCAAAACTCAGGCGGTTTAACAATTGGCCTATCACAAAACAACGTACAAAAAGTTGTAGGTCCTAGATTTTATATTGAAAACCAACTTACTGATCACGATTTAAGTTTACGGGTTAAGTCAAGTACGTTTGGTGCTATTTCAGTTGATGCAATTTATATTGATGCAAGTACAGCTAGAGTTGGTATTTTTACAACTAATAGACTTCCGGAATACACCTTAGACGTTGCAGGCGATCTGCGTGTTACTGGCGATTTAATTGTTGAAGGCGCAAGAGTAGCATTAGATGTTCAAACACTAAGAGTTGAAGATAAAGTTATTGAAATTGGCGTACTAAATGATAGTACAGAACTTACAGATGCACAAGCAGATGCTTCGGGTATACAGGTTAATAGCAAAAACGGTAGCAAAGATATTCTTTGGAAGGTTGCTACTAATGCATTTACTTCAAATGTAAACTTTGATTTATTAAACAGTACACAAAGTTACAAAATTGGCGGCGTTGATAAACTTACAAATACTAGCTTAGTAAATATTACTAAAGCACTAGACTTAGATCAAATCGGTACATTAACAGTATTGCAAGTTGATGAAATTAACATTAACGGTAAAGTTATTAGTTCTACTAATGATATGGCAATTACATCAACTAACGGTATTGCAATTACTGCAGGCGCAGCTATTAATATAACTGATGCCCAAAAAATTACTGGTGTGGGAAAAGCAGTTAGTGCAAGAAAAGCAGCTGAATTATCTGCAACAGAATCAACAGCTGGTACAGTCACAACAAAAGAATATGTAGATGAAGAAATAGTAACAGAAACTATTGTATTCAGTATGGATATTACTGGACTTGGAACTGATGCAACACTACAAAATGCAGTAGCAGGATATTTAGATGATTTATATCCAGCAGCAACTCTAAACACTAATAAAATTGCACGTATACATACAACATCTTATGCTGGAGCAACAGTGCAAGGTGTAGATGTTGAAAGTGCAAAAAATGTAAGTTATATTGCTGTCGATAGTAATGGAACTCAGAACGAATCAGTAGTTCAAGACGTTAGCTTTGCTGCCGAAGGTGCAAGCGGACTAGTTGTTCTTACACCGGCTAGAACACTAATGACATATAAATCTAACGGAACTACTTGGGCATACCAGTCAATAACTGTGTATCCGTAAAAACGATAAATAATATAATAGCACTAGGGGTTACATAATAATGGCATATGCAATAGACAGATATAACAACACACTGTTAACTACAGTGGAAGATGGTACAGTTGACCAAACAACTGACCTTAAATTCATCGGTAAAAACTACGCAGGTTACGGCGAAATACAAAATGAAAACTTTTTGTTCTTGCTTGAAAACTTTAGCGGAGCAAATCAGCCAAGTAGACCAATTAGCGGTCAAGTTTGGTTCGACAGCGGCACAAGTAAATTAAAATTTTATGATGGCGCAAAGTGGCGCACTACAGGCGGCGCCGAAGTTGGCGCAACAGAGCCAACAGGATTAGCTACTGCTGATTTTTGGTGGGATACCGGTAATGATCAGTTATATGTGTACAACGGTACAAACTTTGTACTTATAGGGCCACAGAACGCAGGCGAAGGCGTAACCCAAATGCAAAGCCTTGAAGTTCTTGATACTACAAGTGCTACAAGAGGATTAATTGCCTCTGTTATTGAAGACGAAACTATATTTGTTATAAGCCCAACGCAATTTGATTTAAATGCAAGCCAAACAGCACTAATTGCACAAGGATTCGACAGAATTTATAAAGGTATTACACTAAGAAATACTAAATTAGCAACAGCCGGTGTTACTAGTACTACTGATAGATTCCATGGCACTGCAACAAATGCTGATAAATTAGGTGGTATTGCTGCTGCAAACTTTGTACAAACTGGTGTAGGTAACACAATATTTACAAGCTCAGTTGAAATACCAGACGATGGTATATTAATTGGCGATTCAAACGATTTCCAACTTATAGTTGATACAAATGGGTTTGATGGAGTTATTCAAAACGTTACTACTAACGGTGTAATTAAGTTTAAAGTTACTAGCGGCGCAGGCGCATTAACACATGTTGCAACAGTGCAATCAACTGGAATAGTTCCAGCTGCTGATAATACATTTACATTAGGATCTGCTAGTTTTGGATTTTCAAATGTGTATGCAGCGACCTTTACAGGCGAAGCAACTAAAGCAGCTACATTAAGAGTTGGTAGCGATTTCCGCAGTGCAAGTTCAAGTGCAACAAACAATACAGTTGCAGTTAGAGATGCAACAGGTAACATTGCTGCAAATCTATTCCAAGGTACTGCAACACAAGCACGTTATGCTGACTTAGCAGAAAAATATACTACAGCAGAAGAATTAGCACCTGGCACAGCAGTAGCAGTGTGTAAATGCGAAGATCATGAAGTAGAACCTGCAACATCAAGTAATCATTGCATTGGAGTTGTTTCAACAAATCCAGCAATTATGATGAATAGTGAAGCTGAAGGGCAATATATAGCACTTAAAGGACGAGTTCCTGTAAGAGTTAAGGGTGCAGTTGTTAAGGGTCAAGCAATATATGCAATGGCAGACGGCGTAGCCACTACACTTGCAACAACAGCATTAGTTGGAGTTGCTTTAGAAAGTAACAGCGATGAGGGTGAAAAATTAGTCGAATGCGTACTTAAGGTATAAGGATCCATCATGGCAGATATTACAGCAGCACGAATTAACAATTTACAATCTAGTATTGCACTTATATTAGGCACAGGTTCTGGACAAAACGGTTACGGACAGCCTGTTACTAGTTTACCAGTTAACAACACCGGAGACGTAGTTGAAGCTGCGGATATTAACACAATATATGCAGACATTCTTAAAGCAAGAGTTCACCAAGTAGGCGCAGGCGATATTGGCATTGCTGAAGTTGTACAAAATCTTAATACAGTTGCTGAGGCAACAAGTACATTTGTTAGTAATGCTGGTATCACTAGTATCGACCCAGATGGATTTAAGAAAGGCATTTTAGATTTTGAAGGCCTTATGGCACAAGTCCAAGCGGATAAAGCAGTAATGCATCCTACACAAGCTGCATTAGAACCTGCAATATCAAGTGCTAGATCTAGTACATGGAATGGTTTGATTTATCACGAAGTAACTGCTACATTTAGTTCAGCCAACGCCAGACGCTTTTTCTTTAATACAGGCGGCGAAATTAGAATAAGTGCTAATAATACTGGAGCAGTAACTCCTAAAGGATTAGACTGGAATCAATTATGTTCGCAAGTAGGAACAATTAAATTTAGTGCAGAAACAACAGTTTCAACTACTGGCGGTGGCTCGTCGATTGGCAATTACGATTTAACAAGTGCGTATCAAGATATATACACAAAAGTAGGCAGCGGTACATATAGTGCAGTATACGCTGGTAATATTTATACTGTTAAAGCACGTTCTGATATTGATACACGTATTATTTTTAGAATTGAATTTAACGATGTAGTATTTGACAACAATATTGATAATAACGTTGACGGTAGACTTGAAAGTATAATACAACATTATCGTGCAAATAGCGGAGTTACAGTAGCTGCTCCGTCATATTTTAATACACACACATTGGCATAATCAGACTCTTTTGTATATAGAATATTTTTAAATAAATACTTTGATAATAAAAGAGATGATGAATGCCAACAACAATACTAGCAAGTAGATATAATACACTTCGTAATCAAGTAAATTTAGTACTTGGTACTTCTGCTGATATTAGTGCTACTTATGGCTACGGCCAACCTTTTAGCACAAGCAGTGTAGTTGGTACACGAACAGCACCGACTGTAGCAGATGCAGATAAAATATCTGCACAAGATTACGAAGATTTATATATTGATTTAATTAGGACACGTTCACATCAAGTTGGCGCATCGGTTGCAATTGATGAATTTGTAATCGGCGATTACGAGGTTAATACTGCAACTGCTGATAAAATTGAAGAAGCATATATTTTAGGATTAGAATCTTTAGCAACTAGTATTGCTACTGATAGATTAACTGTTGCTCCTGCTAACTTAACTATAGCTAGTTTACCAGCAGCAAGCAGCACTCGTCCTGCAAGCGCAGGTACATGGAACGGAACACTTAGTCATATTTTTACTGTAACATTTCCGTCTGTTGTTGCTAGGAGACATTTTTTTAACGCTGGCGGTGAAATTCGATTTAGTGCGTCAGTTGATTATACAGGAAGTCAAGCTAAAACAGTAGATTGGCAATCAATTTTAAGCATCATGGGAACAACTAGTTTCAAAGCAGAATCAACAGTTAATAATGTAGGAATTGGCTCTGGATCTAGTATAGGCAATTATGATCTTAATTCGACATATCAATTAGTTTATTCTACAACCGGCGGCGCAGCCTATTCTCGCAATAGTTATAATATATATGCTACTAATGAAACAACATTAGATGGTACATCTGCTATAAAATTTAAAGTAGAGTTTACAGACGGACTTCCTAATGATCTTACTTTTGGTATTGATGAAGCAGTATTTGGTACATTTAATAGTATTATATCAACAGCAACTCCTAGCAGTCAAATATCTATTAACGGAACAGTGCATGATGCAGTTATTATTGATTCTCCGCCAGTAGGAGCAACCATAAGAACATTATCAGGTGTTCTTACACCGAGTTATAATATTAGCGGACCTGCAAACGTTAACGAAGGTGCAAGTTCAGCATTTACAATTACAACCACTAATGTTTCAAACTCTACAACGGTATATTGGTCAACAAATGCAGTATCCGGCGGCCAGCCAACTGGCACAGATTTTACCGATGGAGTAACATCTGGTACAGTTACTATTAATAACAACACCGGTACAATTGCACGAACACTTAGCAATGACTTGACAACAGAAGGAGTTGAAAGTTTTTCAATTAGCTTACGGTCGGGCTCAGTTTCTGGAACAATACTAGCAACTAGCGGCATTGTTGCTATTGGTGATACTAGCACAACACCGGCAGCGTCACCTCCTCCCCCAGATCCGAGTCCGCCTCCGGGTCCAACTCCTACAGAATTTACTTTCTCAGTCAGTCCTGCTTCTGACATGAACTTTAATATACCGATATCTCAAGGCACTGTTAGCTATGCATATACAGTAACTTGCAGCAGTGGAAGCGGATCGATCACAGTTCAAGAAATAAGTAGACCTAGTCAGTGGAATGTATACGTAGACGGAGTAAGTAGTCCAGGAGCATCAACTACTTTCTCAATGAGCGCCGGCCAGAGTCGTTCGGTTATCCTTGGCATAGAACCATTAACTGTTGGCACAGGCACTGGCGGATTTGCCTTTTTAAAAGCTGAAGGTGACGGCCAGCGGTTTGATAGAAGTTGGTCAGGAACTGCAAGGCCGGCAGAACCGAGTATTAGCTTTACTCCGAGCTCTGGATATATCAATGATACAACTTATACACTATCATGGGATGATGCTGATGCAGGAGCAAGGACAGTTACACTAAATTCTCCTGAAGGACCGACATATAATACTACTGATCCTAGCGGGTCTACATCAAGCACATTGGGTATAGTCGGTACATGGAGTGCAACAATTGATACTAGTGGCGGAAGCGCATCTGCATCAGTAACCGTAAGTTCTCCTCCTCCGCCTCCTCCTGTAATACCGGCACCTAGTATTAGCTTTACACCGAGCTCTGGAACTATTAATAGTACCGTATATACTATATCTTGGAATGCTAATGGAGCATCATCAACAAGTGTAGTTATTACAGGGCCAGATGGCGGAACTATTCCTTTCAGCGAACCTTCTGGTAGTATATCAAGTACATTGGGTATAGTTGGTACATGGAGTGCTAGTATATCAACCGCCGGCGGATCAGCAAGCGATAGTGTTCAAGTAAATCCATAACCATTCTCTTCTTGACAAATTGTTAGTTTCAATATATACTAGTAATAATAAACTAGGAGTTTAACTATGGATGAACGATTAGAAAAAGCATTGAACTTTTCTAACTACATGCTAACACTTAATAATCAAAAAAGATTGATAGCAGAAAAATATCAAGAAGAACTAATTTATTTTTACAACGGGTCTCAGTTTAGTGTTACACGAGAATTAATTACATTTGTAAACTTAATGATAACTGCTGATCAAGACGATATTGTTATAACTGATGACAATAGTATTCCGTGTTTTATTGAAAATTTGTCAGAATTTTACGATGAAATTGTAAGTGTATACATGCTGGCATCTAATAGATATCATGCAGAATATTCAAAATTAAAAGCAAACCGTAGCGTAGAGAAATTAGTTGATTATGAGTAAAGGTGCATTTTTAATTGCACGAAATAACGGCCATATTGACTATGTAAAACAGGCAGTATTTCTTGCAAGGCGAATAAAAAAATATTTAGACGTTCCTGTAACTATTGCTACTGACAGTGTTGATTATTTAGAATCAACTTTTGGTGTAGCAGATTTTGATAGAGTCATTAGGCTAGAAAATACGCAAGATAGTAATTTACGTTATTATTTTGACGGTACTTTATCTAAACAAACAGCTAGTTTTAAAAATAACAACCGTGCAAGTGTTTATGATCTTTCTCCGTACGACGAAACACTGTTATTAGATACCGATTATATTATTTCAAACGAGTTATTAAAGTCAACTTTTGACTCAACATTTGACTTTATGTTATATAAGAAATCTAGTGACGTTGCAAACGTGCGCGACAAAAGAGAATTTGATAAAGTAAGCAACACTGGGGTTGATTTTTATTGGGCTACTGTTGTATTTTTTAGAAAAACAGAAACTAATAAAATATTCTTTGACCTTGTTGCGCATATAGAACAAGAATGGAATCATTATAGACGAGTTTACCAAATAACTTCTAGTTTATTTAGAAACGACTATGCTTTTAGTATTGCAATTCATATAATGAATGGGTTTGTACCTGGAGATTTTGCACAGCAATTGCCAGGTAGTATGATGTATACCACTGATAAAGATGTATTATGGCAGCTTAATGACGACGAAATGATGTTTTTAGTAGAAAAGAAAGAATACTTAGGCGAATATACTGCACTAAAGACGTCAGGACAAACTATTCATGTTATGAATAAATCTAGTCTCAATAGAATAATTGATCAGGAGTTTGCAAATGACTAAAGGAATTGTAGTTCTTGCACAAAATAACACAACTGACAATTATGTAGAACAGGCGTGTTTATTGGCAATGAGTTTGAAGCTGCACAACACCGTTCCTATTAGTATAGTTACTAATGATATAGTGCCGGACGAATATTGTCATTTGTTTGATCAGATTATTCCTATTCCGTGGGGTGATTCTGCAGCCTCATCAGATTGGAAAATTGAAAATAGATGGAAGTTGTATTATGCTACTCCATATAGAGAAACAATTATAATGGATACTGATATGTTAGTGTTACAAAACATTGACACTTGGTGGGATTTCTTATCAAAATACGAACTATTTTTTACAAGTAAGGTTTTAACTTATAGAGGCACGCCTGCTAATACTAGTTACTATAGAAGAACGTTTATTGATAATAATTTACCAAATTTATTCAGCGGATTACATTATTTTAAGAAGTGCGATTTTGCACATAAGTTTTATAACTTGTTAGATATAGTAGTAAAAAACTGGAAACCGTTTTATGAACAACATCTAGAAGCAACGCATCGACCTAAACATATGAGCATTGATGTGTGCGCAGCAATTGTTACACGTATATTAGATTGCGAATCTAAAATTACAAACACAGTGGTTACGTACCCTAGTTTTACTCATATGAAACCGCATTGTCAAGACTGGCACGAAGTTTACATTAATTGGCAAGATCAAATTGGAGTTTATATTTCAAAAGACGGAAGTTTAAAAATTGGAAATTATGCACAAACAGGAATTTTACATTATACTGAAAACGACTTTTTGACAAAGACTCCTGTTGTAGAAATATATAGGAGTTTGTTAAATGTCTAATCTACACGATTTAATTAAAAATTTGCAAGTTGGTGTAATTAGTACTAATTCATATGTATACTACGATAAAGACTCTGGCAAAATACATAAGATTAGCTCAACAAATACACCTGATGAGAATTTTGAAATTGTTGCAATCCCAAATAAAGAAGTAAATCCTATTCTTACAGGAGAAAAGCGTATAGACGAGTTTGTTATATTTTATGATGTTAGTTTAAAACAAATACGTCTAAAGCCTGTTACCTTTACTGGAATCCAATATACTGCATCTAATACATGTTATCAGTTACCTATTACAAATTCTGTTCTGTGTCACCAACTGCCTGTTGTTAGCACTAACAAGAATTCTGCTATTGACGATAATGATATTGTTGTGCAACAAGATATTGTTAAAAAACAATGGAATATTTTAATTAACCCGCATACTAAGAACTTCTTAATTAAAAATACTCACGGCTATGATGAGACATTAAATTTTAGTGTTACATCAAAGCACGATCCAAATATATTTTATAGAAGTTTAGAATGCACAGTAGGAGATTTATTGTCTGACGATATTACAAGTATACCGTTCAAATATGAAACAGAAAGTAGTGTAGATGACGTAAGTATATATACAGCAAAATACTTTGACAACTATGTACACGAGGTTATTTAATGGCAAAATTTAAACCAATCGACTGCGATATCATCTACCTTAGTTACGATGAACCAAACGCAGAAAAAAACTACGCAGACTTACTTACTAAAGTGCCGTGGGCAAAACGGGTACACGGCGTAGAAGGTAGTGATGCAGCGCACAAAGCATGTGCTAGACTAAGTGAAACAGATCGATTTATTACTGTTGACGGTGACAATCGTATTAAGGAAGAGTTTTTAAATCAAGAAATTGATTTTGATGAGCATGCTGATTTAAGCAGTAGTGTAATTAGTTGGGCTGGAAAAAATGTTATCAATGGATTGATCTACGGCAACGGTGGATTAAAATGTTGGCCTAAAGAATATGTACTCAAAATGAAAACACATGAGAATGCTGATCCGAATAATCAACATGCCCAAGTTGATTTTTGTTGGGATACAAAGTATATACAAATGGAAGGCACATACTGCGATGTGCATAACAACTCTACTGCACAACAAGCATGGCGAGCAGGTTTCCGTGAAGGTGTCAAGATGGCACTGGACCGCGGCTTGCGTGTTACTAAAGAAGAATTTGTAAAACTGCATTGGAAGAATCTACACAGACTTTATATTTGGCTCATGGTAGGAGCAGATGCAGAAAACGGTAACTGGGCTATACTTGGATCAAGAGCTGGATTATACATGACAATGTGTACAGACTGGGACTTTGTTAATGTTCGCGATTTTGAATATCTAAATGATTTATGGAAAGTTTCTTTTGAGTCAATTGAAGATGTTGAGTATGAAATAGAAGAATATGGTATTAAATTAATTGATCAACTGGATATTCCTATTGCTGAAGTGCCGTTAAATGCGCAACAAAGTAAATTCTTTAAAACAATTTACCAAAATCCTATGCGCATGTCAAACAAGTTTATGGAAAAAGAATGAAAAAAGATACACTATGTACAATACCTTGGATGCATTTAAATTTTGAACCAAATGGCAAAGTTGTTCCGTGTTGCTTAACTTCTTCGCACAACTATTTTGCAGGAGATCTTAATACAGAAAGTATTCAAGAAATTTGGAATAGTGACAACATGAAAGCTCTTCGAAAAGAGATGCTTAATGGTGTTGAACCAAAGATATGTGACAAGTGTTTTAATAAAGAAAAAGTTACGCCTGAAAGTGGAAGATTTTTTAATAACAGAGATTTTCCAGAAGTATTAGAAAAAATTCCAGAAATAACATTAGAAGATGGTACGTGTACTGAAATGGATTTAAAATATTGGGATTTTAGATTTAGTAACTTGTGTAATTTTAAATGTCGTAGCTGCGGCCCTCGGTATAGCAGTGCTTGGGTACCTGATGCTAAAAAACTAGGTTACACAGATCAAGAAAAAGTATGGAGCATCGGATCAGTTGATGATCAAACTAATTTTGATTTCCTCAAAGACCAAATTGATGTTGTAAAGCGTATATATTTTGCAGGCGGCGAACCTTTATTGATGCCCGAGCATTGGCAAATTTTAGACATGTTAGTCGAAAAAGAAAGATTTGATGTTAAGTTAAGTTACAACACTAATGCATCTGTTTTGTCTTACGGTAAGAAACATATTCTTGATTACTGGAGTAAATGGAAGTTTGGAAAATTAGAAGTGTGGCCAAGTATTGACGAGATAGGCGAAAGAGCAGAATTAATAAGATCAGGAACAGTATGGTCTAAGGTTGAAGAAAATTTAATAGAACTTACAAAGTATGAAAATATTATATTACGACCTGGTCTTACTATAGGTGCTTGGAATGTGCATCGATTGCCCGAAATTATCAATCATTTAATTTCTTTAGGAGTAATCAAAGGTCCTAATCCAAAAATAAAAGGTATTAAGTATAATAACTTCTTTATTAATTTATTAGAACACCCTGTGCATTATCATGTAAGCATTTTATCTGATGAATATAGAGAACAAATATCTGCAAAGTTAAATGCATTTATTATAGAATATAACGAAAAGTACAACACAGATATTGCACCGACGTTTGTACACATTTTATCTGAACTAAAGAAACCTTTTAATTTAAAAGCTGCAAAAAAATTCTTAGAATTAACTAATCAGTTAGATAAGTTACGCAATGAAGATACTTTTAAAGTATTGCCAGAAATGGAAGATGTTAAACGTAGTGTAGAGAGGCACATAAATGTATGATATTGTTTTCATAAGCTATAATGAACCTACTGCTGATGCAAATTATGCAGCACTAAAGGAAAGATTTCCAATAGCTAAACGAGTTCACGGTGTAAAAGGCATTCATCAAGCACACATTAAAGCAGCAAAAAAGTGCTTTACTAAAATGGTATGGATTGTTGATGCAGATGCAGTAATTAAAGAAGATTTTAACTTTGAATATGAAGTGCCCGATCATCAATTAGATCACGTACACGTTTGGCGCAGTCAAAATCCGATTAATGATCTAGTCTACGGGTACGGCGGCATTAAGTTATTTCCACGAAAAATGACAATTGATATGGATGTTAGTAAGCCTGACATGACTACAAGCATTAGTAATAATTTTGTATTAATGCCGTATATTGCAAATGTTACTGCATTTAATACAGGCGAGTTTGAAACTTGGAAAAGTGCATTTAGAGAATGTTGTAAACTTGCAAGCAAAGTTATTGATAGACAAAAGTCAGAAGAAACTGATAAAAGATTGCACACATGGTGTACAATAGGAGAAGATCGTCCATTTGGTAGCTATGCTATTCAAGGTGCAAAAGCAGGCGCAGCATATGGCGCAAGAAATCGAGGCAATGCAGAAGCACTTAAACAAATTAACGACTTCGATTGGTTAAAGGAAAAGTTTAATGAGTAATGAAAGTACTTTAAGCTGGGTAAGAGGTCTATCAGAATATTTAAGATTTGTTGATGATAAAGAAGCAAAAAAGTTTATTGATTTTTTAGAACAAGCTATGTATGCAGATTCGCCAGTAATTGATGATACTAATCAAGCAGGAATGATTGAATTTATAAGTGTATTAAGAAAGTTTACACCAAACCCAATTTTTGATATATTTCATAAGTATTACAGATTAGGTAATAACCCATTATTGCTACAAGATGCATTTAGTAGAGGACAGGTATTAAGTAAAATCTGGTTAGCTGAAGAATTATTAAAAATTAAAAATAATTTTGAAATGATTCATGTACATGCAGGATGGTTTGGACAGCTACGTCTTTACCTTGATGCAGCAAATATCTCTTATAATAAAATGAGAATTTTTGATATTGATCCAGCTGCACTAGAAGTGAGCGACAAAATTTTTAATAATGATAAAATTAAAGACTTTGAAGTAAAATCTGCAAGTTTAGATATTACAAATCCTACTTGGTTATTTAGAACAGGATGCGAATATAATATAACTGCTACATCTAAAGAAAAAACAATACCTGATCTTGTAGTTAATACTAGCGCAGAACACTTTAACGAAGATTGGTATACTAAATTTACTATTAGAACTCAAAGCAGTGATCCTCTTTTTGTAATTCAAACAAACAATTTATTTGAGGTAGAAGAACACATAAACTGTGTACACAGTATAAATGAAATGTTAATTAAATTTCCAATGACACGGATCGAATATGCAGGCGAAAAAGAACTATTTGGTTATAAAAGATTTATGTTGATTGGTAGACCATGAATATAGATGATTTAAGTTTAAGAGAATTGCAAAAGGAAAGCGCTCGTGCGCTAAGTACTATAGACGCAACAAATAATAACATATGGCAGTTTAACAAGCAAGCACATCATAATAGCCAAAATTGGTATTAACAAACAGGCTCATCATAATAGTCAAAATTGGTACACAGCAGTTATTAAATGGTATGTAGAACAGTACGGCGACTTACCGAGTAAAGTTGGCCCAGGTAAGGATGTAAAATTAATATTGGAATGACAATGAACGTAATTGAAATTTTAAAAGAAAATAAAAAATCTATAATTGATCAAGCAGTAGAGTGGATTAAAAAATCTTATCCTAATCGTACTACTGAATTTGAAAAGTGCTATAGAGATATTGGATATGTATATGATGCATGGATATATGATTTAGTAAATACTGGAACTGATAGAACACAAAATATTACCAGTAGATTTTGGAACAGGGGAAAGTCTCAGTTAAAAACAACTGATGTCGAAGTAAAAACTTACAAAATAATTAATACTTTGATAAATGAAATTTGCCCGTCTAGTGACATTGATAATTTAATATCTATTACAATAGGCAATATTTTAAATGAACCAATTTATAAATTAGGTTCTTTTGAATACCTTAGAGACAAAAGAATTAATACGTATAATTGGACAAATCAAATACCTGAACAGCATTTAATAGATGACATTGTAAGAGGCATACACAATTATGTGCCGAGTAAACAGCGTCGAGTTAGATACGATTTACGTATTATTCCTACACATGCAATGCCTGAGTTACAACAAAAAATGTATAGAGGTACAGAAGCAGATCTAGGTAATCCAAAATCAAGATATAATCCTCAGGTTCTTGCTCCGTATGTGCTTGCATTTGGCATTAGAGGAACACCGCAAGACAATGTTGATAAAAACTACTATCTTTATGAAGCAGGAGTTGAAATAGGTCTTGCAGCAATGTACGTTAGTCTTGCTGCTCCTGCTGTTGGGTTGGCTGTTGGATTTTGCGCTTGTATACAAAATGACAACAACATGGTCGATGATATCGGAATACACCCTCAACTATATTTAGGAATTGGTTATAAATCCGACGATGTTACATATCATTGCCCGGTGTATAATGCCGAAGCTTACATACCAAACAGCGACGACTACCAAAAACCTCCAATAGAAGAATATATAAAATATGTATAAGTATGAAGATATAAGATCAATTCATCTTGAAGTAACTCAAAATTGTCAAGCCAGTTGTCCTATGTGTGATCGTAATATGAACGGTCAAGGTATCAATCCACACATTAATTTAGATGAACTTACACTAGAAGATTGCAAAAAGATATTCCTTCCAGAGTTCATTGCACAGCTTAACACAATGTATATGTGCGGAAATTTAGGTGATCCTATTGTTGCAAAAGATACATTAGAAATATTCAAATACTTCCGCGAACACAACACTAATATGTGGTTAAGCATGAACACAAATGCTGGAGCAAAAAGTGCAGATTGGTGGACTAAATTAGCCCATGTCTTTGGAAGAATGGGCGCAGTTATTTTTAGTGTCGACGGCCTACGTGACACTAACCATATCTATCGTCAAGGCGTTGTATGGGATAATGTAGAACGTAATATGCAAGCATTTATTGCAGCAGGCGGCAGAGCTCGTTGGGACTTTTTAATATTTGAACATAATCAACATCAAGTTGAGGAAGCAGAAGCACTTGCTAATGCCTGGGGCTGCGAGAAGTTTATGAAGAAAAAGACAGGCCGCTTTATCACGCAAGATTCAAAGAAAAAAGAATCGCACCAAGCAGTTGACAAAAAAGGAAAGGTAGCAGCAGAATTAAAAAAACCTGATATTAAATATCAAAATAATGCATTAAAGACTCAAGAAAAAGTAGAAAAGAAATATAATAGTATGGATGCATACTATGATAGAGCTCCTATTATTTGTAAAGTAAAGAAAGACAATAGCTTGTTCATTACAGCAGAAGGTCTAGCATTGCCTTGTTGTTGGACAGCTGGACGCATGTACAAATGGTGGCATAAAGATCCTAAGGTAGAACAAATATGGGATTTTATCCCTAATAAAAATGCATTAGATGCACGTAACGGATTAGCAGCAGTATTTGACACAGGTATATTTGATACTATACAAGACAGTTGGAGCAAAGATAGTTGCTCAAATGGCAAATTAAAAGTATGCGCCATGAAGTGTGGCGCAGAGTTTGATCCTTTTGCTGAACAGTTTAAGTGAGTACCAGTATGCCGTCATTACTAATAGAAGATAAATTATCAAAAAAACCTCGAATTCCAAAAAAAATTAACAAGTTTTTAAGGAATCATTATCTCTATTTCTTTCCTGAATACCCGCTAGCTAATCTAAGTCATATACCTGGTGCAGCCGAGGATTATCTGTCTGATAACAAACTTAGAAATTATTATGTCAATTTAGACTATAAAATGATAGAGCACAGAGATCATCCTAAACGAATAGTAGGAGAGATGTGCAATTTATCAAATTTTTTAATTACTAGCATGGACCAAACCGGCATTTCTTCTCCTTTAAATTTTTATGATAGTAACAGTATACATCCTGGAAATAAAAGATTGTTATGTGCAAGATATTTAAATTTAAAATATGTTCCAGTAGTGTGGCAAAGTTTTATATATATTCCTGGTTTAACGCGAATAACAACTTTGGAAGATATCTATAATATATACGGAACAAATATAAGTATTAATCTTGCACCTAAATCATATGGACCTTCTAGATTAGAAATATCATGGCACGGCGAAACACATCGTAGAGATCATAACGGATACGATGATTGGTATACTACAAGTAGACTTCGTACTGAGTTTAGTATATTAGACTATCTATTAACACACGGATTAGAAATTGTTAACTCTACAATTGAAAAAGAAATTACAAATACACAATATCCTATAAAATATACAAAAGCAAGAAAAAATAAAATATCTATTGAAATATTAGACAATTCCTTAATGGATGAAAACTTAGACTTTTGGGAATTGTATTTTCACATTGATCCTATGGTTGCTTCAAAGTTATGTAAAACAAAAAGAATTAGAATTATAAATGACTATGCTACAGGTAACACATTAACAGAATGCAATCTATACAACACGCTAATAAGAAGGAAGTATCATTTTGATTAACACTAATTTTATACCTACTAAAGTCGATGGACAATATTGTGTTTATTATTTTAATAATTTAATAGAATCTACTGCATTTGAAAAATTAAAAAATGCTACAACAAATTATCCCTTTAATTTTATTAATGGAAAAAGAACAGATGCAGTAGAAAGAATATGGCTGCATCAAACTACTGATAATAGTTTAAAACAACTAGCAGCTTCTTTTGACTCACTAGAAATAAAACAGTTATTCAGCAGATTTGTTAATACTGATTTAACTAGTATGTATACAAGAATTGAATTGTGTAATGACATAAAAGGTAGTTGGTTAGAAGATCATGTCGATGACCCTGCTAAAAAGTTTACACTGCAATTTTATCTAACTAATATAAAAAATAGTACTATACACAACGGAAAATCAAGAGACGCTGTTGAAAACAACGGCTGGTTTTTTTTGAATACTGGAACTGAATACCACAGCTTGTCGCCATTAACAGCAGCAAGATCGAGTATTATAGTAAATTATGTAGATGATTTATGGTGCGACAAAACAGTATTAGTATAAAATAACGGCACCGAATCTAACCCAATTATAACAAACTGGAAATAAGTAATAGTATGACAGAGAAAAAAGCACCAAGCGAAACATTTTGCCTCCTTCCGTGGGTACATTTAAGTACAAGACCTGACGGAAGCATGCGAGTATGCTGTACTGCAAATGCAAGCAGTGTCGGCGCAACTAATGATAAAGAACACGGCGGACAAGTTGGTATTCTTAAAACAGATGACGGCAAGCCCAATAACTTAAACGTAAGTGACTTTGAAACAGCATGGAACAGCACATACATGAAAAATGTGCGTAAGCAAATGCTTGCCGGAGAAAAACCTCCTAGTTGTTTGAAGTGCTACAGAGAAGAAGCAGCAGGACATAATAGCAAACGTATGTGGGAAACTGCATATTGGAGTCAACGTACAGATGTTGATAAACTAATTGCTGATACTGCTGAAGATGGTAGTGTGCCTCCGCAACTAGCATACATTGACTTGCGCTTTGGCACAAAGTGTCAGCTTGCGTGTGTTATGTGCAGTCCGCATGATAGTAGTGGTTGGATTAAAGATTATAAAGCAATCTTTCCTGATGTTAAAAACGAGTCACTTAAAGAAACAATGCAGTGGCAAGACAAAGGCAGTACTAACGGCAGTAGCTACAACTGGCATAAACAAAATCCTACATTTTGGAAACAGTTTTATGAGCAAATGCCTAGTATGCAACAAATTTACTTTGCCGGCGGCGAAAGTCTTATTATCGAAGAGCATTACGAAATACTTGAACACGCTATTAAAATGGGTTATGCAAAAGACTTAGAGTTACGTTATAACTCAAATGGTGTAGAATGGCGCGAAGATTTGTTTGAGTTGTGGAAAGAATTTAAGCTAGTACGATTCCACTACTCGATTGACAGTATCGAACAGATGAATGAATATATTCGTTATCCAAGTAAATGGAGTCGTCAAGCAGAAGTATTTCATATATTAGATAAGAAAACAAGTAATAATGTTGAAGTTACTGTAGCTTGTGCAGTACAAGCTCTAAATATATATTACATACCTGATCTTATCAAATGGAAACTTACACAAGGATTTAAAAAAATCAACATGTGGCCATTTGGCGCCGGCGGCGTAAACTATCATTTTGTTTACCATCCACCGCATCTTAATGTTAAAGTATTGCCAGCTTGGTTTAAAGCCGAAGTGCGTAAAAAGTACGAAGAGTTTTATCCATGGTGGGAAGCTAATTGGGAGTTAGGTGTTCCTAGTTGGCACAAAGGAAAGGTTGATTATGACAAATGGCGTAGTGCTAGTTACGGTATTAGTCGTCTTGAAGGCATGTTACAGTTTATGGAATCAGAAGACTGGAGTCAACGCTTACCTGAGATGAAAGAGTTTTTAAGTCTTTGTGATAAACAGCGAGGAATGTTGTTTGAAGATACATTCCCAGAAATGAAGGATATATTTAATGTTAGCTAAGATTAACAGAGCAGAAGACATTGCGAATCATAAAACTTATAGACTAGATTACGAACACTGGTTAGCAAATTTAAAAGACCCAACTGTACAACAAAATATAGCAGCAAACTTTCAAAAAGCAGAAGTATTTGATGAAGCATTTACTGAAGAAGAAATTAGTTGGATGTATGGATATGCATTTAGTCGTTGCGATACAGTAAGACATAATGATAACGGTACAATGTTTATAAGCGGCAACCTACAGGGAGTATATGAAAAATTTGCTGATCGCATAAATCAAATGGTACCGGGTGCAGAAAACTCACCTGTTGTTGGCGGCAATTTCTTTATCACTCCTAGTCAGTATGGATTACATAATGATAGTACTAGAGAATCGGATTGGAAAAATAGTTTAACTAAGACTTCTATAGATCACGAAGGCCGCAAATGGGCGCCTTGGAGAAATATCATTATTCCGTTATTTACTGCGCCTAACAATATAGAAAGTCATGCTGTATTTTTTAGCCAGCGCCATGTTGATTTTGCTCACGTGTATCATCACGGTAAAAAACCAGAACAA